CTCTATTTGCTTCTCCAATAACTCTCTAAAATGTTCTTCATCATCTCTACTAAGATCATAAAAATCAGTAAAAGCATCCCAAGTTTCATCACATACTTTATGACATTTGCCTCCTGAAAAATCATTCCAGCTCTTATCAATTTTACCAGCCTTGACATGAGTTAAATTATTAAGCATAACTTCTAAATAAATTCTCAAAAATGGTACATGATTAGAAGTACTTGCATAACTTAATAGGGTTCCTTTAAAAACTGATAGCCATTCATCTTTTGATCTTGACTTCCCTTTATTTAAATACATCCCTGCTTTTGATAATACTCTACCTGGTTTCTTTGACAATGCATAACCGTCACTAGTTGGTAAAAATTTACATGATAAAAATTCAGCCTCTGCTATATTCTCTGTTACAATAACTTTAACTTCAAAGCCCAATTTTGCCGAATGTTCTATAACTGCACTCTCAAAATTCTTTAAGTTACCAAATTTCATAATAACATCTTCGTATTCATAAGCTGAAAAATTATCATCACCTAGTATAGCTGAATATGAGTTGATAATTCCATACAATTGATTAAAACTATAACGATCCATATAAGTACTAAGAGTATTATTTACACTCGTGAATAATGATCCAGAATGCATCATAGCCCCTGTCTTATACTTGAAAGTAGTAGAATAACCAGTTGTATTAATATAAGATTTCAAAATATTTTTATAATATGGTAATTGTTTGAATCCAGCAGCCTCCAACCACTGGATATGGTATAAGATGCAATGTATAGCCTGAGTTACATCATATTTTGAATAATCTGATACCATCCAAATTATTCTTTTAAATTGAGGTATAACTCTATTATTTATCCAATAAAAGTATGTATCTGGAGTATAACCAGAACAATACCAATATCGTGTCGTCGGATTTAATATAAATTTAATAGCCTTTGTATAATTTATCGACCAAGGTCCTGCTATAGCTTTTGTTACCCAACTACATCCTTGTATGGCTCTTGGTTTCACAAAAG